TTAAGCCGTTGCCTTTCATTATATCTCCAGTTTGTTTGGATTTAAATAGTCCTGTGCCTTTTCTTACATCAGCGTCTGGAGATAGATAAATTACAGCAGCATACGCTTCTCCTTCCATTTTGTTAGAAGTTTCTTCTAAATACCCTGAACAGTCATGATGAACCCAATTATGGTTCTTATCTTGTTCAAGAGCTAATGTAAATGCTGTATTACTATTCTGTGGAGGAAAGTATTGCATTTTTGCATTTAGTAGGTACTCCCACTGATTTCTGCAATATACAAAATTCTCCATAGAAAAACTAGACTTAGTTCTACGCCCTGGAAACATTCGGTTTCTTTCTCGAAGTCCTGGTCTAAAAAACATAGACAGGGCATTTTTCCTAACCTCGTCTGGGTTTGGATAAAAATCGTCCTTAATTACAATCACTTGTCGAGTTCGTCTAAAACATCTAGTCCACCCTCAATCTTTGCTAAATACTCTTTCTTTAAGTCAAGTTGACCTTTAAGAACAGCAATTTCTTGCTCAGTGGTTTCTCTTTGTTTGTTTAAATTCTGACGAATCATATTTCTATGTTCCATAATTTCTATCTCGTTCTGTTGGACTATTCCATATAAGGTGTTAGCTGGTATGTCTTTTGCCATGCATTCTTACTCCATTCAATAATTTATATGATGTACCATCACTTCGTCTAACCACTATAGGTTTCTTACTAAAGTAAAGGTTATCTAATCGTTTTTGTATTGCTTTATGTAGCTCTTCTTCTGTTATGTCGTCTGGAAATACCATTGTCATTCCATTTACTTCATACTTCATTTTGCTGTAATCCTTTTATCATACCATGCTAGACCTTCATCCCACCAATAGGGTTTGTCTCGGTATGACCACTTGGCAAATGTTGCCTTATCAGTGTGATAATAAAGTCGATAACTGCCCACAACATCATCTTCGTCTTTTAACTCATCTGGCATTGCCATGCCAAAAGGTGTTTGCCCCAAACGAGGCATATTCTTTGGCTCAGGCAGTTTGTTTATTACTTCTACTACCGACTTATGTTGTTTACCATAACGATAATGGTATTCATCATTGAGTGCATTTGCATAACAATGCGTCCACTCAAAATTGTCGAGGCTAGACCTAGTCCATATCGTGCAAGGATGGTTGTACATCATTGGCAAGTACGGAGTCAAAGGTCGTTCCTCCATTGGTAAATCTTTAATTTTCGCTTTCTCCTCATTGAGGATTTTACTTTCTTCTTTGTTCAAAGCGCGGGGAACAAAGCCAAGTACATGGTCTACCCAGATAGCTGTGCACAAAAGCTGTGCAGCTTCAAGTGGCATCTTTACTATGTGTTTGTCCACATGATATTCAGCACACTTATCCATATCTTCATCTAGGTAAAATAGATTCATGTTATGTCCAGCACTTGTATTTTCTACATTCACCAGTCTTTCTATTTACAGGTTCGTTACAGAACTCACAGTCGCCTATGTGCCATGTTTCAAATGACTTGGTTTCTGCGTTCCACACTTGAGCTGTTGCGTCTGGTGAATAATTTGTTTGTTCTTGTATATTTTTCATATGTATATTATACTAAAATTTTCGTTTATTGTCAAGAACTATTTTTCAACTCCAGATATACAGCATGTGACCATTCCACATTTTCTGTTACCACACTCCATATATAGCTGTAAGAAGCGTCTTTGTATATATCTAATCTTTGATTGCCATACATACATAAATATTTACTTATTTGCCTATCTCTAACATACTCGGTATTTACCTGTCTTATTGCTAGTTGATAGTTTTCTTCTGTATTTGGAATTAAAACTATAGGATTCTTCATTCCATTTGCTAGAATATCTTTACGCAGGTCGGCATATCCGTCCTGTTCCTTTCTATGAGAAACAGGACAGAATATGTCCGTAGTATGAATCATTCTTGGTTCATACTGTTTTTCTACTAATTCAAAGTCTTTAAATAGTTTTGCTGTTATCACTTCCCAAATGCTCTTCCTGCTTCGCTTATACCAAATGCACCAAGTGTTACCACTACAAGTGAAGTATAAATTGTATCGCTTATTACTAAATCTTGTCCCCAAAAAGCGGTGACTAAGTCGCAAACTGCAAATACAGACATGAGGAAGAAAGAAATGAAACCTATTACAGCCTTTTCATTAATATCGTTATCATCTAAAAACAAATCGATAAATTTTCTTTTAGGAGGTGCAAGTCTTTTCTTAGCTTCTGCCGCTTCGGCTTGCATATCCTTGATAGTATCTTCTGCGTTGTCGAGTTTTTCAATTAACGCCATATACTTATCTAAATCTATCTCTACTTCATTTCTAGAATTATCCGTTCCTTCTGCCATAGTATCTCCTATGGTTTCCAGTCATACCAATCCCTTCTTCCATTAAAAGCTGGTGGCTCTTGGAAGTGAAAACTAATTGATATTCTTGGACTTAGAGTATCTACTCTATGATACTTTCCTTTCGGAATGTACAGTAAGTCGCCATTGTCCAAGTCCACTACTTCTTCCAAAGTAGCGTCTTCCATGCGACCTCCTTTTTCTGAAAACTCTTTATAAATGTACCAGCGTATTTTACCACGCACATGAAATAAAAAGTTATCAGTTGAATCAGCATGAATAGGAAAACATACTGCATCTTTTTGTTTACTACAATAGATGTTTGCTTGTCCAATTCCATAATGTTTTTCAAACTCTTGGCATTGCTTCCACATAGTTTCATTAAGAAACTCGGAAAGTGTAAGTATGAAACTACATCCCTGATTCCATAAATCATAAATTTCTTCTCGACTTTTCTTTTCTGGGGATTTCTTTTTACACCACTTGTCTCCGTTGGGTAATACTATCTGCAACTGGGGCGCTCTGTCCCATGTACCAATATTAATTTGATTCAAATAGTTATCTAATTCTGTCCAACTAAAATGATTTTCAAACTTAGGTTTATTGGATTTTATGTAAAAGTGTCTTTTACCCTTGTATTTTTCGTAGAAATTATCTACACCCACTGGGGCTAACAACTCTTCAAATGTCATTTAACTTGTCCAATTGCTTCATTTCATAATGATACTTCCAAAAAACCTCCATTATATCTTGTCGTCTGTGAGATGCTTTTGCATAAGGATTGTACTTTGGATGCCAAGGTTGATAACTTAATGCTGTTAAATGTACTTGCCATATTTCTTCTAATGGTATCTGTACTTTATCGTCGTTTGGGTAAGGTCTTTTATATGGATAAGAAGTATCTGCTCCGTCAAAGCAATTCCATCTAGCGTCTAGTTCTTCTACTACATTAACTGATTCTTCTTTTTTTGGTGAGCCAATAGTAGTCATAAAATGCCATTTGTATGTACCTTTCCATTGTGCTTGTTCTTTAATAGGGTGTATATACTCTTTTGCTTTAGCACAGTCTATTAACATTACACTATCACACCACCAACCTCTCTCATAATCTGTACCCCGCCACTCAACATTGTTTTGTTGTAAAGAATCCCAGACCATACCAAAAGGTTTACCATTTAAATCTGTTCTCCATAAACTAAGAATATCTCTAAAGTTTATCATATCACAGTCTGTATACAATGCTTTTCCTTTAAAATTACAAAGTTCAGGTATGGCATAGCGAAAACAAGTAAATGGAGTACCCCACCCCTCTCTTCTCCAGTCAGGAAACATACTAGGTCTTAACCATACTACTTCTAATTCTGCATGGGTATTTTTTAGTAAACTGTATAAGTATATTTTTTCTATACTTCTATCATGGTTGTCACTTGTTCCTATAAATAATTTTACTTTCTCACTTGTCATGATACCTCACATAAACTATTATATCACCTTCTGATAAATGTACATTTTGATAATAAAGATTGCCACTAGAATATCCTCTGCCTTCTATTGTTGGAGTATATACTATGTTTTTACTATCAAAGCTATACAACTTATAATCATTAACTTCTAAACAATTACATAAAGGCATATAAAATTTGGAAAGCAAACAAGCAGGATTTCCTTTTATTACATAATGTGTTTCTCTAGCTTTTCTATTATGTGGTATACAAATTCCTTTTGCTGTTCCTTTTACCACTACTATTCTTGCTATTGTTTCTCTAAATGTTCCAGTAGTAGATATATCTTCCATGATAGTCTTTGCATGTTTCCTCCAGTAAGGTAAAGTGCAGTTATATGTTTCCATATCTGGCAAAGTACTATAGTTCCACATAAGATAGGTGTCACAGAAAGGAAACTGAGTATCTCGCTGTCCGTCCATCCACTCTGTTACTTCATGTGCTAGATTTATAAGACTTTGCGGTGCTTTTATCATACTTTGCTTTCTCCTACTGGTTTGAATTCTTTTGTTTGGTAGGCATAAAAGATGTTATACTCTTGTTGAGCTAATGTTGTATTATTTTTGACTGTTAACTTCATCTTTTATCATTTGTTTGATTTTATTCATAAAATCCTCGTATGATTCAAATTCACACAAGTCTTTCGGTGGGTGGGATTGTTTTTCTAGTTCTATTATTCTATCTTCTAGTTCTTCTAACCAATCTTCATTCTCCTCGAATCGTGCTTGGGCAGGAGTATGTTTGTCAAACCATTTAGCTTGAGCTTCCATATCTCCTTTCCAAAACCACATCTTTAAAAATTTAAGCATTTTTAACGAAATCCTCAAAGGTATCAAAAGCTTGTCTATACTTACCTTTTATTCCTAAGGTTAAAACTAGTCTAGGTTTATCCCCCATGTTTCTATCACTTTTCCAAGTGTCTGCACCATTTAGTTCTCCTACTAAACAAGTCCAGTCTTTAGTATGTGTAGGAATATGCCTATCTTCTATCTTTGTTCTTTTTCCGTTCTGTATAAAATTTGTAAATCCTATTCCTGCATTGTGTATAAAACTTATAAATATATGGGGTTTATCTCCCCCATTATGCCACCCAGTCCATCCTGTTGCTGGTGGTTGAAAAATCATACTATCCCAATACCAATTAGGATTATTTGTTAACTCTTTTACTGCACCTATTAATGCTTGAGTTCTATCTCTAAAGTCTGCTGTCACACTTCTTCCACTGTAATCAATACTATTACTTTTTTCTGGAAATCCATTATGGTCGGAATCTTCCATATAAGTTCTTAGTGTTGCTATATCTGTTTTTGGAAGTGGATGGTGCTTCCACTTATGGGGTATTCTATACATATCCTCCCCAATCAAATCTAATCGTGAGATTATTTTATAGTTCTTAATCGGTATTGCTTTCATTTGTCGTCACTTCTCTATAGTATATTACTACTTCTTTGAGTTCACGAATGTATCGCTTTAACTCTTGTGTGTTGTACGCCATTAATTCATAATCTGGCACACTCATGGCAAAGAAAACTACTTGCCCCTGTTCTTTTTCTACTCTTGCTAAAAACTCTTCTAAGTTCTTATCACTAACCACATACCAATATGGGTCTTTTAAATCTATCTCTCTTGGGAGAACTGGTTGTGCTATCTGTCTTTCTATTGGTTTAGCACTAACTTCTATCTGTTTAGTTGGAAGGAGACTGCACGACGAGATTATCGTCAGCGTTATCAATGTCCCTACTGTCTTGTTCAATACCATCAAATACCTCTTTAGTTGCTTTATTAGCTCTAGTCTCAATTAGACCTGGCTTTGCTGCGGCTAACTTAGTTAAGTTGTGCCTTTTAAATATATCTAAATAACGATTCATTTCTAATTCTATTTCGTTATTCTTGCTTTGTAAACTGGTTAATGCTTGTGTTTGTTTTGCAAAATCATTCTGTAATGAGCTTATTGTTTCTTCTTGTAGTTGGACAGCTCCCTCCAACTTTGCATTGTTTGCTACTAAGGTTGTATTTTCATTCCATAAGTAATAAGAAATACCACCAAGAAATAAGATTAATGCTACATAAAACTGATGCATAGTAATCCTCCTATAATTAATCCTTTACCAAAACATATCCAATACATTTGGTATAAACTTAGTTCATATTTTACTTTTATGTTATTTATGAACTTCATGTGTTTAAGTTTAAGTTCTTCTATCATAGTTGCTCTATTTTATAGTTCAATCCTTCTGCTCCTCGAATCTCTACTATCTCTTTGGTTTCAGTTTGAAACTTCAAATATTTATCTTGTTTATTGAAAAACTTGCGAACTATATAAGTTGCATCATCACCGTCTCCGTATGTGGTGTTATAACTAACAGTTAACTTATATCTTGTCGAGAAATAACTCTGTATTTTTAACCAAAGTTCTTTCACTTCCAATCCTTTCCTTCGAATAAGTTTGCCTCTGCTTCTCTACGGCGAACAAGTCCTTCAAGAACTTCACCACCAGCTTTATTCCATCTTTTGATTTGAGCAGGAACTTCATCAAACTTACCTGCATTTACTACTTTTAACATAGTTGAGGAATTTAGACTTCCATTACCTAGATTGAATGTCCAACTGACTAGAGCGTCAAATTGGTCTTGATTTAGTTCTACTGTGACTGCTGCTTTTACATAGTCTTCGTACTCTACTATTTCTTCTACTAGTAATGCATCTGCTTCTTCTTGAGTAATTACTTTACCTTCTTCTGCAGTTTTGATATGACCATATCCAATAGTCCATACTCCTGCTGCGCATTTATATGCTTCTAATTCACACCCTTCAAAGTGTTTAATTAGTTCTAATCCTTTTTCTGATATGTTCATTTTATCTCCATAGTTGGGGGAGCATTTACTCCCCCATATTCTTGACAGTCTACGCAAGATAGGATAAGTTTAATACTATCACACTGGCACCAAAACTCAAAAGAGTTATTTGGTTTACAGCTTGACAGAACTCTCCGTTCTCACATATTGCATCACGAACTTTTAAAGCGATTGCTTTCATTAATTTATCTCCAAGATTTTCCTCTTAGAATCTGGAGTTCGTGATAAGTTGATTGTCAGTAATCCGTCTTGTAGACTTACTTTATCTACTAATAGGTCGGCATTTAGAATAAATCTTCGTTCAAAAGACTTTAGACTAAGACCTTGATGAACAAAAGATTCATCATCACCTAGTTTGTGTTCCTTTTTACCCTTAATCTGGAGTTCTTTGTTATCAAAGACAATCTCCAATTCTTCTTTCTTCCAACCTGGCACTGCGATTTCTATTCGATAATCGTTTCGCCCAGCTATTAAGTTATATCTAGGATAGCTACTCTCCGTATAAGTCGGTAGGTTAGGCATATCCAATCCAAGCCAAAATTTACTTAAATCTATACTCATTTTTTATCTCCATAATTCCTTTTCAGTAAATAATACACATCTCCTTTCGGTAGATGCACCAATACGCAAGTGAAACCTATCACTTACAAAATAATTATATCAAATTTTTAACTGGCTGTCAAGAACTATTTTTCAGAGTCATCGAAATTAAGGACTCCTTGTTCTTCTAAATAGTCTATCGTCCCTCTGATTCCAATTTGTTTTCCAAAATAGTAAGCACCAGTCACTGTAAAAATTAAAAATATTAAATAACTTATATCATTTTCATTCATAGAGTTATTATAGCAACTTTGCCACCAAAAGTCAAGGGAAATTTTCAAATAACTGAAAATATTTCTTGACATTTGCTCATAAATCTCTTATAATATATGTATGAAATATAAAAAAGCAATAGATTATTTACACAAAGCATTTGCAGAACTTCCTGAAGGAGTCGAACTTACAAAAGGAGGCATTGGAGAAGTTGCACTCGCACATCATCTCGGTCATACCCTCGTAGATGGAGATAAAAACGCTGATGCATTTGACGAAAGAGGACTGGAATATGAATACAAAGTATCTCATACTGACCAATTTAATTTTAATTTTGGCACAAGACAAATGCAAAACGGCATGAGTTGGGAAGATAAGATTACTACAAAAGTATCTAAATGGGAAGGAGCATACTGCGCTCGAGTTATTGGTGTGACAGTCGAAGAAGTCGCATATGTTGAAAGCAAAGTTCTGCTTCAATACTTACTCGAACACTTTCGAAACACGAAAGGGCAACTGCTAGTGAAGAACTTTTCAATGAAAGCGTTCAAGGCACTTAAAAATAGTTCTTGACATCAATCGAAATTTAGAGTATAATATGACAATGAATAAATGGACACAAGAAGAAATGGACTTTCTAAAACGGCACTATAATGTAATGCCGATGGAAGAACTATGTCGCAAACTAGATAGAACTGAAGATTCTATTGTTTCCAAAGTTTACTACCTAAGAAAGCGTGGGTGGACATTCGAGAGGAGGTCAGATGCCCAGCGTTAATCTAAAAGGAATGTCCTTCGAGAAAGGACTTAGAATTTTTCGTAAAAAATGCCAACGAGCAGAAATTAAAGAGCGATGCAGAGAGAAAGAGTACTACGAAAAACCCAATGCTAAAAGAAATCAAATGAACAATTACAGGAAGCGTTCACGAGAGTTAGACAAACAAAAAGCATTAGAACTCACTCTAAGAAAGAAATTGTCAATGAGAAGTAGAGGTTAAACAAAATCAATTGAAGTATTCTGTTTCACAACACAATCAAACATGATACAACAAAATATTTTTTCGATGATAAAACTTATTCCTACCCACCAAAACACTCACCTGAGAAAAACAGTTCTTGCTTTCTGTTGAAAAGTATGGTATAATAATACTATAATTTATGATAGTTAATCAACACAAACCACTAACTGCTCTTGCTTTACTAACCCATGCTATGAAGCTGGAACGAAGCGAAGCGAGAGTGACAGCTGGGCATGCAAATTAGTAAAATCTAAAGAGCATGGTTGTGTAAACTCATCAAATCAATGAAACCAAATAAT